CCTTTTGGCATACCCTAACCCAATTTGTTACATGGTAATTCTAGGCTTAGAATCAGCTTCAAAAGGTATAGTATCTTCTGGATCTGCAGAAGCTTGATTGTTTCTGTTATCCATAAGAGCAACCTTGTTTACCAAGAACTCTGACTTACGACCTTTACTACCATCCTGGTTGTCCCAAGTACGTTCTCTGAACTGAGCATTACGTACCAACAATTTGTTGCCTTTGTTGCAGTACTTGACAACAACATCTGCAACAGGACCATATGCAACACAATTGAACCATGTTGGCTTATCCTCACGATTATCGTCTTTAACTGCCATTGACCAGTTGGCAAAGGTTAGACCTTTTGCAGTTTGTCCTGTTTCGATGTCACCACCGATATTACCTAAAAACATACATTGATTCATGATCACTCATTGAATTAAAGATTATGGATAATGATGCCACCTACGTCACACCAATGCTTAGAAGCAGTAATCCTATAGATGTACTTATCTTCTTCACATAGTGCATCGCAAACAGCCTTAATCAGGTTATCAAGATCAGGTCTTACGTCATGAGGACTGCCATCTCTTAACAACCTTTTCTTCTTCGACCAAGAACTTGGCATAGGCATACAAAATTGTATGCTTATTGTTCTTGATAGAATGAAGTTGTTAGAAGCTGCTGCTTCTCTTATTTCGTCTGCGAACTTTCGATATTTGAGAACTGCTGGTCTTTTCTTCCATCGGTCCGCTTGTGTCTGTCTTGGTTTGCTTACTGGTGTCAATTCCAGCTTTAGAAACGAATCCATATGTTTCTTCACTTTCTAGTTGTGTATCCCATGCATTGGATACTGTGTACTCATGGACATGCTTGTATAAATAACAATGCTCATCCACATCAGCACGAAAGACATAATCATTCACACCTTGTGCGACTGATATATGCCTTAATAAAGTCCACTTTAGCTTTTCGTATTCAATCATTTTTTAATTTGTTTACATGTCGGACAAAGATAATCTGTTTCAAATCTTTCTAAACAAATTATTGCGTATTTAGGAACAGGGCATTTACCAGTTTCCCATCTATGAACTTGTGTATAATGTCTTTCTATCAATCTCCCAAAATCTTTTAATGAAAGTTCTAATCTTTTTCTTCTTGCTCTAAACTCTTCTGGTTTCATAAATTTTAATAATTAGATTTAACTAAATTTTGTAAACAATACTCTTCAATAAGATACTTTCTTTTATGTTTCTCCATGCCAGCATTGATTCTATCTAAGTAGTATTCTGCTGTTCCACAGAACTCTTTCCATTCTTTCTGTTCTTCTTCTAAATTACGTTTGCGTTCTAGTTCTGCTGGTGAAGGCTTTGGATTTAAATAGTCATAAGCTATAAAAGTTTTATCTGGTAGCTTTTCTAATGCATCACCTAATAATCCTTCCCAGAATTTTGTTATAAACTCTGCATGTTCATGCGTACAAAATATTGGCGTTTTACCAAGTTGATACATAAGTTGACCTTTGTGAAAAAAGCCAAATATAAAGTTATGTTTTTGATTCATAAGTCCTCACACTATGTCTTTTTCTAAGTTATGGGTAAGTACACCATGGTTTCTTAAAAATTCTTCTAAAACATCTTGTGCATCTAAAAACTTTCTATCATCCATTTCATCTTCATCTTGATCGTAAAAACCATCTCTTGCTCTTGCAATTAAGTAGTTACACGCATCTATGATGTCCATTATAAATCCTCATAATCGTAGTTACGTCTTACATCTTCTCCATGGAACTCTATCCAGGTTGTAGAATCTCTGTCTGCTAACCTGGAATAGAATGCTTCACCAAAGATACCCATTACTTCACCACGTTCCATATTAGTCGTGATGATGAACGGCCTCATATTTCCGTGCCGTTCAGAAATCAAATACATCAACTGCTCTACTTCGAACTGTGTTGCAGTCTGTGATTTGTCTGATTTAAGTTCGTCAATGAACAAAAGATCTGCATGGATTGCAGGGCGTAAGAACTGTTCCATGTCTTTTATAGTCTCGTCTTGAAATACGCCCCGCATTTTTAGAAGCCAATTGTACCATCGTTTAATCATCACGCTTTTACCATCAGCATAGAACTGTTTAGCAATTGCTACTGCTAAAGTCGTTTTACCTGTACCAGGAGGACCAGAAAGTATTAGTGAGTATTGTTTCTTAATATCATCATAAAGATCCCATGGTGTACGATCTAAGCCTTTTAGGAAGTTGTAGTTATCAATATTGTTAAGTGTGAAGTCTGCATGTTTCATAACACCAGCTTCCTGCAGAAATTCCATTAGCTTTTGTTGTTTCTGTTCTTCACTAGGCTTTACTTCTAAGAATCTTACTTTTTCTACACCATCCTCAATAACCCATTCAAATGGACGATCAGTTGTTTCTTCGTAAGTCAGCACACTTTTATCACGTTTACGAGCCGAGTCTCTGCATCTTTTGATTAAGGTCAACAGATAATCTTCTGCCGATTGTTTGTTTACTGTTTCTTCTTTGGGCTGCTTTATAGTTTTCTTCTTTTCTTTGATTAGTTGCTTTATGTCTTCCAAGTTCTGTGTTGTTGTAGAAGTCATCGAATTTCTCTTCAAATATGATTTCAGTACGTCTTGCCCAATCGTAATACTTTGCACCTTTTGGAAATTGTTTAGCCACATATTCAGCAACAGCGATAACAGCATCTTCAGAGTATGAGTTAAACAATATAGATAATCTTTTTTTGGTTAAGTTAGTTAATCTATATTTTCTCTCAAGAATAAGACTAATCTGTTTTATAATATTATATATATTATTACTGCATTCGTCTGACATAAGCGTTTTGGTGGTAGCCCGAACTGATGTTCTTAATGCGTGAGGACTCGCAAAAGGCTACCAATTCAGGTTACATCAATGCTGATTTAAGTTGACCAACATAACTCATAACTTCCTCTGTTTGTTTGGTATCGAGTTCGTTGGCAATTTCCTGGAAGTCTGAACTGTTTACAAGTTCCTGTAACTTCTCATAACTAATGCAAGCAGATGCGTGCATCCTGGTTGTTAGATTCTGTACGATTTCGTCACTAGAATCATGAGTAGGAATGCTGTCAATGCTATCAGTTGTTGCACTTTCTTTTGGTGTTTCAACTACCTTCAGATGGTCTTTTTTTTTACCATCCTGTTGTGCAATAGCATTAGCTACTTCAAAGGCACTAGCATAGGCATCTTCGATACCAATACCCATACATGCCAAAGCACGACCGATTGCAGATGTTTCTGCATTTTCTACATAACTGGTTTTGTTGACGAATGAGTTTTTATCATCACGTCTTTCGTGTGCAATACCTGAAGCCAATATGCCACCAATATCGCTACTGGTATCATAAATACTTGCACGAATAACAATTTCCTCTTTGTCTTTATCCCATTCTAATACTTCCGTATTAATGCCCAAACTTGCGTAGTTTGGTTCACCACGAAAATGTTTAATACGCTCATGAACTTCTGCGTATTGTTTACCTTTGATGTTGGTTGTTTTGATCTTTGCGTTACTCATCTTTCTTACCTTTCTTTGCACTTAGCGTTCTGTAAGGTTCACCTACTTTAAGGACATCCTCGTACACATCTGGGTACTTGGATTTAAGGAGCTTGCTATCAACGGTCTTTCTTCCGCTGCGATAGCGATACTCATACAACGGATTACCAAGGTCATCAGTTACGATTTCTGCTGATCCGATTGTGATCTTGGCTTGAGTTCGTAACTCTTTGGCCTTTGCTTTAAGCTCGGTTGCAAGTGAATCCAATTTACTTGCTTCCTCCACTTTCTTCTGGATCGCATCAGTAATAATGATTGAACCACCTGTTTCTTCTGGTGGATGAACCAATCTAAGATCCGATTCACAAGTGGCTTCTGGTCTTTTGTCTTCAATGACATGCTGCCTCCAGAATTGTTCTGCTCTCATTTTGAATAGATCTATATCATTGAGTACTTCTTCTCTGAATATAGATCGATGAACTAACTTCTGACCGCCTAATAGGGCGAAGATATGCCATGCTTCTGCTTTAGAACAAGCATTCAAAGCTGCAATACCTTGCCAGTAATACCATGGTGGAACATTATGCTCGTCCCATGATTTGGCTTGGTATATGCCTTGGTTCTTGATCTCTGCAATATCACCACTTGGCACAATGCGACCATCCAGATGCGCGTATAAATACTCATTCGCCCAATAGGTCTTTTGGTCTCTGCGTACTTTGACTTCTGGGAAAAAGTCTGGAATAGCACGTAGGATTGGCTCTTCTAAGTATGTACCCCAATACACGGATTCTTTCTCAGAAAGGTCCTCTGGTTCTACACGACCAGTTTTTTCGGCCCAAAGATCCACAAGGGTTTTGTACTTAGAAGATTGCATAAGGATAGGAGCATCCGATGTCCCTATACCTTGCAATCTGGCTTGTTTGTCATCAGCTGCGAATGCTGTTTTCATCATTCCTCTTACTTAAAAATTGTCTTACATCCAAGAGACTGCGATCTCGCTCCAAACGAGCAGTCTCTAATCTTTGATCAAAGTTATGAAAATCCTGAATCGCTATCCGCAGTTGACGTACTTCAAGCGTGAGTTCCTTCAAGGTGTCTAAGAAGATCTCGCTTTCTTTCATTCAACATCTCCATGGCTTTTGCTGTAATCTTTGGATTACGTCTTCTTCCAGCCAATACCTGAGATACATATGGCTGAGTGTATTCCATGTCATTAGCGACTTTCTGTATCTGCACTCCATAGAAGTGCA